TCACGTTACCTCGTTTGGAAATTCAAAGCGCGCCACGATGCGGCGCGACCAGGGTTCACTCAGGGGGCTTTCGAGGACCGCATGATTGCCGAAGGCATGAACAAAGCTTGGTGCCTTGCCCACGCGACCTTGCAGCCCGACATGTTTCGCCACTGCGCCCGAGCGCATCCGGAACAGCAGGACGTCCCCAGAAATCGCATTTGCCAAAGGCTTCTCGATGAGGTGCCGACGGGCAGCGTGCCACAGAGCCTCTTCCCCTTGGGGCTCGGACCAATCGGCGGTGTATGCCGGGATCATCTCAGGCTCGGCCCCGTAAAGATGCCGCCACACACCCCGCAAAAGGCCAAGGCAATCAGTGCCCGCCCCCTTGCGACTGGCCTGATGCAGATAAGGCGTGCCGATCCAGTCCCGCGCCTCGGCCAAGGCCAGTTCCGCAATCGGCGTCATCGGCGGCTCTTCCCGTCCATCGGCTCGGCAGTCCCGGGATAGCGCAACATCCAGTCATCACCGGGAATATCCGGAAATCCCATGAAGTTCTGCGCGTTCGAAAACTTGTAGCGGCAAGTGTCGAACCGCTTGTCACAGCCCGCGAACAGCACCACAGCCTCACCGATCACGGGCGCGCCAGGCAGCGTTTCCCACAGTTCGATCCACCGCTCGGCTCCGTTCAGCTTGTCCGACTTTATCGCGCCTTTCAGGGGATACCCGCCCGCGCCAATCAGCACCGACCCGCGGGTAAACCACCCCCCGTCATGCAATCCGTCAGCGGCAACCGTCAAAACACGGGCATCCTCGATACCCGTCAGCGTACCCTCCAGACGGAACAAGGCCTGATCCAGATCCACCCCGCAGCACGCATCCCCGAGCAGCGCCGAACATCCCTTCTGGTAGCTGCGCCCTCTGGGTTGGTTCAGAGCATCCGTTAGCCCGCGAATTTCGGTCGTAAATTGGCCATCCGCGTATTGGATGTCGCCCAGTCTTCCGCGAAAGGTGATTTCGCGCAGTGTCGGTTCTGCCCAATTCACCTGCCACGCGGTGAGACGAGCGCCATCAAAAAGACCTGCGCCAATATCGGCCTCGGTCAAACCTGCGTCACTCAGCACACCGACCGCTTCGGCATTGTCCACGGCCAGACCGGTGGTTTGCTCCAGCGCCGACGCGGTCATCCCGCCCTGAGGGCGAAACGTGATCCCGTCGAATTCCAGCGAACAGTCATGGTCGGTGAAACCCAGTGTCACCCCGTCCAAACGCTCAATGGCCCAAGCCTGACACACCGTCGTGATGCCGCCCACCAAATGATCTGACAGCGCACTCATACCCGGACCTCCACCACGGGCACATCTGGCACCTCGCCCGCGTTGAAACTGGCCATCGAGATACTGATCCGATCCGTGTCGAACCGTACAGGAACGTCGAATTCAAAGCCTGCGGTGATTGATGCGCCGACTTCTGGCGGGGTCACGAAGGTGATCAGTCCCGATCCATAATCCAGCGACCAATCGATGCCTTCGTGCATCTCGATCCCATCAGCGGCGATGCGAACGGTGGCGCGCACCGGCTTGGTGATGGGCCGCAAATAGGTCTGACCGCCCGAGCGATATTCCTTGGCCAGCGAAAACTGGCGGGTTGTACCATCGGCAACGGCGATCTCGACATCCTCGGGGGTCAACTCACCCTGCCCCATAACCGAGCGATAATCGCTCCAGTCCTTCCAGCGGAACCCGTGCAAAGGACCACGACGCGCCTCGAAAAAACCGATCAGCGCCTCCAGATCCTCGAGCGAGCGCAACCCAAGACCCGCGTCATAGCGGCGTCGCGAATGCTGCCAGGGAGTGTTGCGCTCCTCGTACCCGTTGGCCAGCGTCACAATGCGCGTACGGCGTTCGGGGCCACCGGCGGACCCGAAACTCAGATCAGCGGGAAACCTTACCTCGTGGAAATCCATCCTATCCTCCTTTGCGGTCTTAGCGGTTGCGTTGGGCCTGACCGATGACACGCCCCAGACGGGCGGCGATCTGGCTTTGGCTGCGGCGGAACCCTTCGGCGTCGGGCGTCTGAATGTTCATCACAACCTGCACCGGACGAGCGCCCCCGCTGGCCCGCACCCCCAGCGCGCCATCCGGCCCACGGGTCAGCGGCATGATCGCCTCCGGGCCAGCCTCACCCATCAGGCCAGTCGCGCCTTTCATCGGAAAGGTCGTCGGCGCGCTCACCACGCCCCCCTTGGCAAAGGGCATCACCCGCCCCTGAACAAACGCCCCGCCATTGGCAAAGGGTTTGAAGCCGGTCATCAGCGCCCCGATGCCGCCCGCAAGCAGACCTCCGACTTGATCGGTCACCGGCTTCACCGCGCTGGTGTAGGCAGCGTTCACCATGGACTGGCCCAAGCCAGTCAGACAATCGCTCAACCGGGCGCCATCCAGCACCACCGCGTCAAAGGCCTTGCGCAAACCACTGGACATCCCCCGCTCCATCCGGCGCATATCCAGCGTTGTCTCGCCCAAACCTTCTCGCATACGGGTCAACTCGGCCTCGAAGCCGCGGGTCAGGCTGGCCGCCCCATCAAGGCTTTGTTCCAGCCGATCCAGATCGTCCTGCAAGGCGTTCAAATTCTCAGTCATCGCTCTTCTCCTGCATATCAGGGAAAGCACGGCCCAATTCCTCGAGCCGCGCGCGGACCATGGGGCGGGACGCTGGAATGCGCCCCGACATGGTCATCAGTTCAAAGGGGGTAAGCGCCCAGAACTCCGCCGGTTTCAGGCGCAATTCGGTCAGGCCGACGCGCATGAGCCCCAAGTAATCCAGGACCGCCATCAAGCGCCCTCGGGCGGAGCAAATGCCAAAGCCAGCGCTCTTGCCGCTACAGCCGCCGCATAGGCAAAACCGCCAGCGATTTCGGCCTGAGCCAGTTCGGCCTCGGTCCCGTGCCAACCACCGCCCTGCAAGCCCGCGTGGATCAGCGCCAGCAGATCAGCCGTACGATAGGCGCCGCCCTCGAACCGTTCGATCAGCCCGACCAGACTGTCTGCGCCCAACCGCGCCTCCAGCCCCGCCAAGGCCCCAAGGGTCAGCTTCAGCACCACAGGGACACCGTTCACCTGCAGCGTCACCTCTCCGGCCCAAGGGTTCGCCATCATAGCGCCGTAAAGTCCATCGCGCCCGCCGAAGCCAGCGACAGCTCATAGGTCGCCTCGCCGTCATAGTTGCCCGCGTATTCGATCGAGGTGATCTGGAACGCCCCCTGAACCACGCCGAAATCGGGGATAATCACCTGAAATGCGGGCGTCTGACCGTCAAAGAAAATCTGGCGCGCGCGTTCGTCACCGGCAGTGTCCTTGAACACACCGGACCCCGAAATCGACGCGGACTTCACCCCGGCACCCGACAGCAGCTCGCGCCAACCGCCCTCGCTCTCCAGACTGGTGACATCAATGGTTTCCGCGTTGAACGACAGGCGCGTCGCCCGCAGCCCCGCCAGAGTTTCAAAGACGCCGTCGCCGGTCTGATCGATCTTGATCAACAGATCCTTGCCTGCCTGTGCAGCCATACTTCACCTCCTAGGATTTGGTTATTCAGCCGAGACATGCGCCCGATAGCGCAGGTCGATTTGTCTGTGGGTGTCGGTGCGTTTGGCCTGCGCCTTCTGGAACTTCAGCCAGACGACGCGGCCCTCACTCAGGGCCAGATCACCGGTTTCCAAGGCCCGCCCGATCGCCGCCGCCACCAACTTTGCCGTCAGAAACCCGCTCGCGGTTGATACCACCGAAACCGAGAAATCATGCAGCGCCGCGCGGGTCTCGCGGTCCGACAGATCGCGGACATCTTCACTGCCCAAAAGCACATAGGTCTCAGGCAAAGTCCCTGCGGGCACCGCGTCAAAAACCGCATCCCCGATCAACGCCGCCATCGGCGCATCCCCCGCCAATCGGTCATAGAGCGCGGTCTGAAGCGCCGCCGCCATCACGTAACTCATGGCGTGACCTCCTCGGTGGTGTGGCAGGTCAGGTAGCGGCCATCGGTGCCCAATTCAGTCACCGCCTCGATGTTCCAAACGCGGCCATCCATCGTGAACCGCTGACCAGCCAGGGGCCGCTGAACATCCCCCACCGGGGCCGCACGAACCACGAACTGATAGCGGCTCAGCGACACCTCCACCGCGGGGCCCGAGGCCGAACGCCCAGGCCCCGCACGCATCTCTGCCCAAAGCTGGCCCAACGCCGCCCAACCAGACTGAAAGCCCCCCGCGCCGTCAGGCACCTGCGACCGAGCCTCCAGCGTCACCTCTTGGGTCAAACGCGGGCTCATGCGCCAATCCTCCCGAGGCTGCGCACCGTGCGGAACCGCTCTATCAACGTGGACACGCCAAAGGGGATGTCACTTGCACCACCCGCGCTCTGGTGACGGTATTCGTAGTAATGGGCGGCCAGCAGCATCACCGCCTGAGCCAGATCGGCCGGCAGCTCCTCCCACGTGGCGGCATATCCGGCGACAAAGAACACCTCGGCGTATCCGCCCGTGGGAATGGTCGGCAACTGGGTGCCACGCGGAATAACGCGAGGCCGTTGGTCATCCCCCGCCAAGCGGTACCGATCCGCGGGCACAATGGTCAGGTTGTCGTCCACGTCGATCAGGCTGAACTCCAGCATCTGACGCACCGGCGCCATCGGCAGGGTCTGGCCACAGCAATCGCGCCATTCTTCGATCCGGCAGGAAAATTCACGGGCAATCAGCGCCTTGCCGGTACGCCCTTCGATCGCTGCCAGAGCCGCCCGCAGGTAGCCCTCCAGAACCGCCTCCTGCACGGCATTCTCGCCAAAGCCGGTCCCAAGTCGCAGATGCGCCTTGAACGCCTGCACCGGAAGCGCCGCCAGAGGCACCTTTGTTTCTTCGTTCAGGATCATATTGTTCTCCGAAATCAGCCCGCCTCGAAATCCGAAAACCCGCGCCACCGCCCTCGTGCGGAGGATTTGGCCAGACAGCAGCAGCGCGGGATCATGCCCGCCCCATCATTAAGGGCGGGCCATCACGCCGCGCTTAGGCGGTCGCGAATTTCAGCAGCTTGATCGCCGAGAAGTCGCTGACATCACCGCCGACGCGCTTGGTCGCATAGAACAGAACGTGGGGCTTCGCGCTGAAGGGGTCGCGCAGGACGCGCAGATCGGGACGCTCGGCCACGGTGTAACCCGCTTGGAAATCGCCAAAGGCAATCGCACAGGAATTGCTGGTGATATCGGGCATGTCCTCGGCGATCAGGACGGGATAGCCCAACAGACGCGCTGGCTCACCCGCCGCCAGACCGTCCGACCACAGGAAGCGACCATCGTTATCCTTCAGCTTGCGCACCGCGCCTGCGGTCTTGGAGTTCATCACGAACTGCGCACGGGCGCGGTACTGGGCCCCCAGCGCGTACACCAGATCAATCAGGCACTCCGCGCCGCCAAAGGCCGCATCCGCGCCGGTGGTCACATAGCCCAGGTTGCCCCAGGTCCAGATTTCGTTGTCGATGCGGCTGTGGGTCAGAAAGCCCTTGGGCTTGTCCACGCCATCACCGTTCACAAAGGCCGCGGCCTCGGCGCGGGCGAATTTGTCGGCGATACGGCCCGCCAGCCAACCCTCGATGTCGAACGCACTGTCATCCAGCAGACGCTGCGACGCCTTGGGCAGCGCCGACAGTTCGTGCAGTGGAATGGTGATGCGGTCGATCTGGGGCGACGCGGTCTCGGCCATGGTCGAGGTTTCGTTCGCCCAGCCGTGGCCCAGTTCGGCGCGGTCGATCAGGACGTCATAGCTGGTCGCTTCGACGCTGACGACATTGGCAATCGCGCGGATCGAAGCGGTGCTCGACAGCACGCCCGAAATGCGCTGGCTGGTCTGGGGGTCCACAAGATAGCCACCATCGGCGGCCACAGCGGTGGACATGCCCTTGGCCTCGATATCCAGACCGCGCAGGCCCTCATCGTCGCCGCTACGCAGATAGGCGTCGAACGCCTTCTTGTGGGGCGCTTCGATGTCATAGCCCATCGACAGAGCGGGACGTTTTGCGGTGTGGGATTTACGGTCAAGCATGGTCAGTCTCTCTTCCTGCTTTTGAAATTTCGAATTCACGTCGGCCTTGAACACTTCAATCGCGCCCAAAAAGTCATTGATTGCGCTGTGCATTTCTTCAGTTTCAGGCACAGCTTCTCCGGTCCGTGGCATTGCCTCGGTCAGATCCATCCGGGTCTCTCCTTGATTGGGGTTACGCTTGGGTCAGCACCTGACCGGCCCGCCGCAGCGCCTGAACAAAGGCACCCGCGGGATCGTGGGATTTGGCCTGAACGGTCGCGTCAGGCAGCATGGGAAAGGTCACCAAGGACACCTCCCACAAATCGACTTCGTGCAGGATGCGGCGCCCTTTGCCGTCCTTGGCCGCGCGCACGGCACGATAGCCAATCGACAATCCGTCCAGCGCACCCGCCTGAACCAAGGCCGCAGCCTCGCGCCCCTTGTCGACGCTCTCCAGCAGGCGGCCTTTGACCCAGAGGCCATGGTCATCTTCGCGCAGCTCATCCCACACGCCGATGGGCTGGTTGGGATCATGCTGCCACAGCATCCGGACGCTGCCGCCCTTGGCCTTCAGACGCCCCAGACAGGCCGCATAAGCACCCTTGGCCACCACATCGCCGCCGCGATCCACCAGACCAAAGACCGAGGCATAACCGCTGATCTCGGCCCCATCGGTGCGCAAACCTGCCTCGGGGCGATGGAATTTACGTTCAAGCATCTGAACTCTCCTCTGGCATGGCGGGGAACCCCAGCGCCACGCGCTTTTCCGCATCGGTGAGGAAACCGGCATTGGCCACACGGCGCCACCGCGCTTCGCGCTCTTCGGCCAAGGCAGGGATTTGGTCCATGTCAGGTCCCAAACCCAACTCTTCGCCCGACAGCACCGACAGCCAGTTCGACAGCGCCCCCAGCACCTTTCCCGCCAAGGGTAGCACCGTCAGGCGATAGAACGCCCGATGCGCCTCTTGGTAGTTGGCATAGGTCGCGTCCCCGGGGATCCCCAGCAGCATCGGCGGCACGCCAAAGGCGATGGCGATGTCCCGCGCGGCGGCCTCTTTGGTCTTCTGGAACTCCATATCGCTGGGGCTGAACCCCATGGGTTTCCAGTCCAGACCGCCCTCCAGCAGCATCGGACGCCCCGCATTGCGTGCACCGGTGTGATGGGCCTCCATCTCGGCCACAAGGCGATCATATTGATCCGCGCTCATGGTGCCTTGCCCCTCGGCCCCCGAATAAACGATCGCCCCCGAAGGCCGCGCCGCATTATCCAGCAAAGCCTTCGACCACCGCGCCGCCGAATTGTGCACGTCAATCGCGGTCCCCGACGCCTCGAGCGGCGACAGACCGTAATGGTCGTCCTGCGGGTGAAAGCTGCGAATATGGCAAACGGGCTGACCGCCGACCATGTCGAACCGGTGCTTTTTCGCACCGACCACATAGTCATAGGCCACCGGCCAACCATCCGCCCCCGGCACCACATGCATCCGGTCCGAGCGCAGCACATGCAGCTCCTCCGGCACGCCCTCGGCGCCGACCGCCTCGATGTACCCGTTCCCCGACAGCAGCATCTGGCCATACAGGGTCTCCAGAAACTCGGACCGCCCCTGCGCCCCGTTGGGCCGGTTCAAGAGCGCCAGCCAAGGATGCTCCGAATACCGCGCGGCGCTATCCTGCAGGATCAGCTGCAAAGAGGCCGCCGCCTCGGCGATCACCTTGACCGCGCGAAAGCCCACCGGATTGCCGACAAACCCCGCACGGGTCAGCGAAACCGTATCCCGCGGAGTCCAGGCAATCCGTCCACCCCCCGACCAGTGCACCACCGGACCGGCCGCGCTGGCCTTGGTCTCTGGCACAGGCTGGGGCTCTGCCCGACCCCGGAAGAGATCGAAAACCGCCATTGTCCCTCCGTTCCGTTCTGGCGAGGGACCATCCCGCGCCGTCTGTGTGACACTTATCCGCCGCAAAGATTAACACCCGCTGGGACCACCGTGCGCTGCCCCCTAGAGGCTGCGCACCTGAGGGTGCCGGTACCCCGCCGCCGCCTGAATCAGCAGGTCGGTCACCCCCCAAACAAGGGCATCCACGCGGTCGGGGCTGCCCTTGCCTTCAAACCCGCGCGGTCCCATGCGGCACATCTGATCCTCCAGATCGGCCAACCCGCGCACATGGCGCACCCGCCCCTGTTCATAAAGCGCCGCCACAGGTTCCGCCCGCGCGACCTTCCCGCGCGAGGCATGGACCTTGCGATACGCCACCAAAGGGTCCACCTGTCGCAAAACCGTCTCGACCAGATCGCCGCCCTGATTGACCTCAGCCACAATCCGGTCAGCACTGTGCCGACGCATCGCCGCCACCGCCACCTGCGCCCAAGCCATCGGACTGGCCGCTGACACCGAGGCATCCTCCAGCACATAAGCCCGCCAAGACTGCGGCGGCCCCTGCAACACAGCCCCCACCACAACGATCCCGCAGGTGTCCGAGCCCGCATGTCCTGTGACAGGCGGGTCCACCGCTACCACAACGCGGTCACACTCGGGCACACGGTCCACCCGCGCCCGCTCCAGATCCGCCGCCCGCCAAAGCGCCCCTTCGGCCTCTTCCAGCAGCACGCCGTCCAACTCCTGACGCCCCAGCCGCGTCCCCGCATAGCGCGCCTCGACCTCGGCCAGGAACGACCCCGCCAGATAAGCCGAATTGTCCTGCGTCCGCGCATGGGTCACCACCGTCGACGGCGCCTTCAGCAAATCCTTCAGCACGCCGACATTCCGCGGGGTGGTCGTCACACAAACCCGCGGATCATCTCCCAGCCGCAGCGCAAACTGCAGCATGTCCCAAGCATCCTGCCCGTTCTTCCACTTGGCCAATTCATCGACCCAAGCGCCATCGAACTGCGGCCCCCTGAGGCCCTCGAAATCATGCGCAGAAAAGGCCGCCGCCTCGGCCCCATTGGGCCAAGTCAACCGCCGCCTAGTCGCACTCCATTCGGGCCTTCTGTCCGGCGGAGAACACGCCAAAATCCCGCTCTCCCCGAAAATCATCACCTCGCGCACCTGATCGAACGTCTCTCCGACCAGCGCGATGCGGGAACACGCGCCCGGATCATGGGGCCTGCTGCCCTCGACCCGTGCGCGCACCCACTCGGCACCGGCGCGGGTTTTCCCCGCGCCGCGCCCGCCCATAATGACCCAGCTGCGCCAATCCCCCGAAGGCGGCAACTGGTGTGGCAAAGCCCAGAACTCGAACAGCCACGGCAACGCCGCCAGCTCTCCTTCACTCAGACTGTCCAGAAACTGCTCCTGCACCTCCAGCGGCGCGGAGGCGAGCCAACCGGCCCCCGATCGAAGCGCGTGCTCCGGCAAGGTCCAGTTCTCCGGCGCACCCGCGCACCCGTCCAGTCCGTTCAT